ACCACGCAAGGCGTTGGTGAATGAGCTGATCGTCGGCCTCAAGGCTGATGGCATCTGGTCGCATATCGATCGTCTGTTTGTGTTCGCCGCAGAGAACTTCAACTGCGGTCTTATCGACCTCAAGTCTCGCTCTTCCGCCACGGCAGTTAATTCGCCGACGTTCACGACGGATAGAGGTTACTCAGGCAACGGCAGCTCCTCTTATCTAGACACGAATTACAATCCAGTCACTCAAGGCACGAATTTCGTACTGTCTTCCGCTCACATATCAGCGTGGAACGTGACGGATCGTGCCCCCGCCGACATGATCGCGACTGGTTCTTACACGTGGCCGAATGCGCTGGACCTATGGCCGTATGAGTCGTCGTTCGCACCAACTGGTGTCGGCTTTCACATCATGTCGGCGATTGAGACCAGCTCGATCGCTACCAGTTCGTCGCGTGGGTTCATCCTCGGGCAGACTGATGGCGCGACGGTTCAACAGATATTCCGCAACGGCGCATCGATTGGGTCTCCTCCAATCACCTATGGTTATTTTGGCATGATCAATCTTCCGATATATGTTTTGGGCCGGAATAATGAGGGAGTGATAGCTGGAGCTTCTACCGATCAAATTGCAGCGGTGAGCTATGGCGGGATGCTTACCAGCACGCAGGCCACTGCCTTCTATAATCGTCTGCGCACCTACCTATCTGCGCTGGGAGTGCCGTAGATGTATCTCAACAACTCGTTCATCAGCGCTCAGTATTATCTGCATCGGTCGGAGGCATGGAAGTTCGTTTACGACAGGTGGTACCTGTTCGATCCCGATCGAGTGCCAGACTACAAGAAGGGCGGCTCGTACCTCGGACACACGCGCTTCGGCATCCACAAGTACACGGCTGAGGCGCTGATCGAGGTGAAGACGCCGTTCAGCAAGTATTGGACGCGCCTTGGCAAGGGCGCTTTCGTGCGGGGCTTCCTAAAGCCGAGAAACGACGAAGCAATTCAGCGGCTGCGTCGCGGCGTCACTGCCAGCATGGCGGAGCGCGACACGGTGCTGATCGACACAAAAGCTCATCGTCAGATAGAGGTAGGCGACCTCATCGACGCTTCCGGCCGACACGGCGTCGGCGACTACATTCCCACTTAGGAGGCTTCCTGTGGAACACAACGTAATCTTCCGTGAGAACCAAGAGCTGGACGCAGATGACATCAACAACGTCCAGGGCTGGACTCAGGATGCCATCGATCACGTCGTCCTAGACACTCTTGTAGGAACCAAGGCGTACTCCGGTTTCGCCCTCTCCAAGAGCGCGCAGACGGTCATCCAGACGCAGCCCGGACGACTATACGTCGGCGGGCCTGGGGCTTCCGGCGCGGTCTACGCGCGCGAGGAGCCGGTGTTGATTGACCTGTTCAACCGCCTGCCGGTGTCGCAGAAGGTTCAGTTTGCCGTTGTCGCCTGGGGCACCACGGTAGATGAGGACATCCAGCCGCGCGACTTCTTGATCGATGCAGACACTGGCTTGGCCGAGCCTCAGTCAGTTGCCATGAAGCGCACGCGCTACGCCAACGTGGATGTGGTGCGCGGCGTCGAGTCATCCGATCCTCAGTTCCCATCTGTTGACGCGACCCAGACCCTTATTGGTTATGTGTTGTGCGACCCTACTGGCATCGTGTCCTTCCAGCAGAATGCCTTGACTCAGGTTGACAACCTCGCCCTCGTGGCTGCGCGGGTAGCCTCCATTGAGTCTTGGCGCGGCATCATCTCAGGCCAGATCGACACGCTGCGCACTGACCTCGCGAACCTCGCTCGCCAGCTGCTCAACTACACTCCGCTGTCGGACTTCCAGAAGCTGGTCGACCTCGTCAACTTGATCTACGCCAAGGTGTTTCAGCCGGGGACATTCATCTACTACGGAGACGACAAGTTCCTGGACGAGTCACAGTCTGCCACTGGCACTACGGTTGACGGCGCTTATTCTGCATTCGTCTCAGAGGGGCTGCGCTTCCCTGGCGGCGGTGCTGGTGCGAGCGCTCCGCTCGCGCTGTTTAACGTCAACGAGCCGGTCATTCAGGCTTACGACACATTCATCCTGCCGAAGCCTTCTGGGTCTCGCGTCAGGATCGACTGCTCATTTCAGGACTTCACCTGGATCGAGGAGCGCATCCTCTCGCATACGTTCTGGAACTTCACCTGTCGCAACCTGACTTGGTCGCGTTGGCGCTACCGCTGCGGCCCTCCTTTCACGCCGTGTCCGCCTTCGCAGGTGTGGTGGTATCAGGCCCAGCTCGACCCGACCGTGCACATTCTCTCGTTTGCCACGGAGACATGGGAAGTCGTCGAGTGGTCTGAAATCTCTGCCCACAACGAGGATAATCCGAAGTGGCCGCGCCACTCGTGGGATCGCTGGCAGTACTACTGGCGCGACTACGTTGATCTGCCGTACTGGGCGAAAGTCTACACCGACTTCTCTCACAGCGGAAATCACGTCGCGCAGTCGTTTCTAAACTCGCAGGACGGCTGGCTGTCAGGCATCACGGTGTTCTCGCACAGGGCGAACTTCTTCCAGCCCATGACGCTGGTGATCACGGGTTGCGACGACCAGGGCATTCCAGATCACGGCAACCACACGCTGCGGCGAGTCGTTTTGGATGCGACTTCCATACAGCCGTGCTATGGCGAGCCTGTGCAGGCTGGTGACATTATCGAGGCCACCATCGTCACTCGAGAAATGTATACACCGTACGCCTCGGGCGTCACGATGGTAACGCCCAAGACCTCGTTGGTTTATGAGACGATCTACAAAAAGGTGCCAGTCTTCGTCTATCCGGTACGCATCAACTTCCCGCCGGTGTTCCTGCGGGCAGGCCAGCGCTACGCCATCAACGTTCACTCGACGGCGGATCACTCGTTCTCGGTCTCTGATCGCACCGAGTGCTACGCAGTTCACCAGGGGCACTTCTGGCACTCGGACGGCGCCAAGCTCATCATGTGGAACTCGGGTCCGAAGCACCTTCGCTTCATGGCCCACTTCCTCACCTGGGGCTTGTGGGGAGGGCAGTCTTCCCCTGGAGGAGGCCTGCGCTACGAGGTTCAACTTCAGTCGCTCCAGCTCGCTGGCGGCATCGGGAGTATCGACGTGCTAGCTGAGCACATCGTGCCTCCTGCCACTGACCTGAATTACGAGGTGCAGGCAGCTGGAACTTGGCTGCCGTTCCAGCACGACCCGAACTCGCCGAACCTCGCCCTATCCGGCGCAAACGCTGTGCTGCCATTCAGGGCGGTGTTCACCGGCACGACCGACCTGATGCCAGGAGTGTCGCTGGTCAACAGCAACGTCACTCTGTCGCGTGCTGCGGCCAACTCCTTCCATCACATCTCGACCACGATCACGCTCGGCACGGCGACCAACAACATCAAGGTCATCGCGATGCTGCGCGACTTCGTGAGCGCGCATCACACGGCGACCGTCTCCATCCACTACGGCTCGACCCACAAGACGGCCGACGTGGTGGCGGATGTCGTGCTGGCGGATGGAACGCTCCAGCGAACGGCAACGTTCAACGTAACGTCGGTGTCTTCCTTCCAGGTAGAGATTGACGGCACCACAGACGGCACTGGTGACCGCTTCCACGTCAGCCAGCGCATCGCATACGCAACATAAGGAGGCTGACTTGGCTGATGACACAGACACGCCGGAGCACGTGAAGGTTCGCATGAAGGCGGCCTTCTCGATGCACAACGAGCACTTCCGCCCTGGGGTCGACTACTGGGTGTCGCGCGCGATCTACAACGACGCCACCAAGATCGAACCCTACGGCAAGGCGTTCAAGGACTTGTGCGAGAGCGCCAACCCAGAGGACCTTCGCTAATGACGCTCCCTGTCCGCTTGGCCGATCTGTTGGTGCCGTCGCAGCACACGCCTGTTGATCAGACCTTCTTTAACAAGCGCTTCACGCTGCTGTTCAACGGCCTAGACAACGTCGACCAGCGGATGTCCGTGTACGACGCTCAGGTTGCCAATCTAGTTGAGGTTGGTCTTGATCGCCTCAACACGGCGCTCGGGCCAATGCTAGTCACGCTGCAGGCAGCCGCACAATTAGGCTTCCTGCAGTGTGAGTCGATCGGCACCAACATCTCGCTCGTGGTCGGGGAGGCAGAAGGCTTCCACGTCACGGCGGGAGCGGACCTGTTCACGCCCACGCCGTTCCTCGCGGTGCAGGACAAGAACGACGAAACTAACTGGGGCATCGTGAGCCTCGACGCTGGTGGCTGGACCAAAACGACAGGCGACCTCGCCACCCACTGCCTCTACGCCTCGAAGACGCAGACCTCCAACTCGTGGGTGATCAGTGCCTCTGCCGGCATCTTGCCTGCGATGCAGAACCTGCTCTCGCAGACGCAGACCGCTGCCACCAACGCAGCGAATGCCGAGGCGGCGATCGCGGCGGACATCGTCACGCTTAACGCCCTGATCGCTGCCGTCGCCTCTGGTCCGGTCGCATCTGTTGCCGGTCGTACCGGCGTGGTGACGCTATCGACTTCTGACATCGTAGGATTGACCACGGCGCTCAGCAACAAGCTGGACACCTCAGCATACGCTGCCGGGGTCGCGGGCAAGCAAGACGCCAGCGCGAAGCTGTCCTCGCTCGCGGCCATGACTTGGGCAGCCAACAAGCTGTTGCTTACCACTAGCCCGACCACAGTCACCGGTCTAGACATCAGCGCTTACATGCAGGGCGTCCTCGCCTCTGCCAACGCTGCCGCCGCCTCTGCTGCCATCCACAGCGCCAAGATACAGGCGATCGATGGCGTGACTTGGGCGGCCAATCAGCTTCTCCTGCTCACTGGCGCGAGCACGGTGTCTGCCGTTACCATCAGCCCGACGGTTCAGGCCCTTCTCGGCAGCTCGTCCAACGCAGCCTTCCTCGCCGCGATCGGCGGCGTCGACAGCACCGGCTTGCCTCCGAAAGCGACAAGCGCCGATCTAATCGCCGGCACAGACAACACCAAGTACGTATCATCATCGGTGCTGCCGTCCGTCTACGCGCAGCGCACCTTCGACGTCGCAGCCAATCAGGGTTCAGGCTTCACGCTCGGCGCGGCATTCAACGGTCAGGTGATCCCCTGGACCAACGCCTCGGCCGGCACCATCACGCTTGATCCTGCAGCGCCAAAGGGCACCGAGGCTCTGATCTCCTGCGAGGGCGCCGGTCAGATCACGTTCGCTGCGGGCTCGGGTGCCACCGTGCAGTCTCGCGGCGCTCGGCTCAAGAGCAACGGACAATACTCGCAGATCACTGCGTACGTGATTTCAAATGCTGGCAGCGCTGCTGCGTGGCGGCTCGGTGGAGACTTGACCACATGATCCCCGGCTTCGCTGGCGCCGTAGCTGCGTCAGGGGTGCCTCAGGCATCCTGGTTCTTCGAGACGACGATTAACTCAGTAGGCAGGGGAGGCGTGCCAATCATTGGTGTGGCCAAGAGTACTGCGAACCTGAACTCGTATGTCGGCTCTGGCAATGACTCCTGGGGCATAGGCGCAGCAATATCCGGTACCAGCACCAAGTACTGGTACTACCACAACGGTCCAGTTCTTGAGTTGATCTACGTCGGTGATGTGACGGTTGGTGACCGCATCGGCGTGGCCTGGGATAACCAAGGCAATTTGTATTTCGCAATCAACAACACGTACTGGGACAACACCGGCACCATCTGGGCCATTGGCTTCACTTACATTCCTGTGTTCACCGGTGTGCTTGGTCCTAATATGTTTCCGATGTGGAGCGTTCGGTCCTCGCTTGAGGCGCTTCAACCAGCCACGTCTGGAGTAGGCCATCTCCCAGCAGGCTACGTGGAATGGACTGGCATCCCAAACGCGAGCGATGCCTCTCCAAGCGTCAGTATCACGAATAAAAGCGGAGGCAGTGTTACCGGTTGGCAGATCAACGGTAACGACGCCGCCATTGCATCGATCCGGGGCACCGTGTCTCGTAGCTAAAGGACAACGACATGCCATTGACAATCAACTCTGAGGTCTTGCGGATCGATGGCATCACCTCCATCGAGGTTAGCGATGACGTCGCCGATCCCGATAGCGGTGGTTACACGCGCAAGATCGAATTCTACACAGACCCGTTGGACTCAACTAACAGGAGGCCGGTCCTAACGGTTCTGAGCTACGGGGATAAGCCTAATCTCTTGATCACCACCCCCACTCTGAAGTTCTAACGCAAGGAGAATAGAGCAATGACTGCTCCGAATTTTGGCCTCCAGTTCATCCAGGTCGATGATCAGCCCCAACCCGTAATCGGGGCGAACCTCGACGTGGTTGGCATCATCGGTCCGTGCTCGACGGCTAACCCTCAGAGGTTTCCCTTCGACACGCCCGTCCTCGTATTCTCGAACGACACGTCGCTCGCTCATGACCTCGGCACCGACGGCTTCATCCTTGACGCCATCGAGGGCATCAATGATCAGCTCGCCGATTTTGAGGCGGCTGCACAGATCGTGATCGTTCGTACCGACTACGGGACCAACGCAGACATCAACCTCAAGAACCAGCAGACGCTCGCCAAGATCATGGGCCAGTCGACTGCCGGCACCGGCGTCTGGGCCTTCTTGAAGGCCCCCAACACCCTGTACTGCACGCCGCGTCTGATCTGCGCTCCCGGCTACACCGGCCAGCAGGCGAACAGCCTCGACACTCTGACCATCAACGCCATCGGCGTTGGTTATATCCCTGGTCAGGAATACGCAGTGACCTTCGCTCAAGGTGCAGGCGAAACCAACGGCGCCAACGCCGTGATGCCTACGGCTCGCGCGGTTGCCGATGCCAACGGCTACATCAACAACAATGAGCTGTTCATCGACACCTACGGCGCTTGGTTCACGGTCGCTCCGACCGCGACCCTGCCGGCGCCTGACGGCCCTCCGGTGACGGCGCTCCCCGCGCAGGGTGCCTTGATCTTCTCTCGCAACCCTGGCGTCGGCGCCACCATCACGCTGAACGGCACGGTCGTCGCCTTCGTGTCGGGCGCTCCGACTGGTCAGCAGGTTCAGATCGGCGCCGACCTCGGCACTACGCTCGCCAACCTGATGACTCGCCTGACCACCTCAGCAGACACGCAGATCACAGCGAACAACTACGCTCTGTCTGGCGGCACGGTCGTCATCACTCAGAAGGCGAACGGCGCGGCTGGCAACGGCTACACGCTCGCCACCAACGTGACCGGCCTCTCGCTCTCCGGTCCACACCTGACTGGCGGCCGTGATCTCGCGACCTCTGCCAATGCCACGCTGTTCACCTCGATGGCGCTCGGAGCCAATCCGGTCGCGGCCACTCTCACCCCCGTGCTCGACCAGCTCATCGGTCATGCCATTGTTGAGAGCGCGGGCACCGGCTACATCTCCGACCTCAACTACCGCACCACGCTCGACAGCCAGCGCATCATCGTGCTGTCTGGAGGCTGCAAGGTGATTGACCCGATCAGCGGTGCCGTGGTTGTCAGGCCTCTGGCTCCCCGCATGATTGGCATTATGATCGCTCGCGACTTCGCAACTGGCTACCCGTTCCACTCTGCAGCCAACCAGCCGATCCAGGGCATCGTGTCGCCAGCTCGCACCATCGCCTTCAACCTGATCGACAGCGCCAACGAGGGCCAGCAGCTGCTCGCTGCCAACGTCGGCATTGTCGCTCGCGGTCTGGTAGGCGTGGAAACCGCCATCAGCTCCGGCGGCTTCATGCTCATCTCCACCGACAACTGCGGAGACGACGAGCTGTGGCGCTTCTACAACGTGAAGCGCGGACGCGACTACATCCATCTGTCGCTGATGCCGGCACTGAGGAAGTACCTCGGTCGCACCAACATCACGCGCCAGACCATCGTCAACATCCTGGCGACCATCAGTGACTTCCTTGGCAACCTCAAGGCGCTGGAGCAGATCATTGACTTCCGCATGAACTTCCGTGGCTCCTTCAACAGCGCCTCGGAGATCAGGAAGGGCCATCTTACCGTGGGCTTCCAGGCAGAAGAGCCTCCGGTGCTCAAGTTGATCACCACGATGTCGGCTCGCTACAAGCCGGCGATCGACAATATGGTGAAGCAGATCGAGCAGCAGCTCAACCTGGCGGCCTAACGCAATGAACCTCGTCCAGACGATGGAGTCGGCCAACCTATTCTGCGGCCGAGACTTCGACGGCGAAAACTCCAATCACCTCGTGTTGACGCAGCTACAGCTGCCGTCGTTGGAGAAGCAATACGTTGACCATCGCGCGGGCGGGGCACCTCTTGCCATGGAGGTAGACACCGTCACGGCCAAGCCACAGTGCACGTTCACCATCCTGGGTTGGACGCCCCAGATCATGCAGCTCTACAACTCGTGGTCTGGGGACGACAACTGGTTCACTGCCTACGGTCTCGTCCGTGACCAGATGTCTGGTACTGCCATGCAGGCTGTCGCCATGATGTGTGGTCAGCTCGGGCGCGTTAACCCAGTGTCATGGCAGAAGGGTGACCTCAGTCACTATCAATACAGCATCAGAGGCATGACGTATTACCAGCTGGTGCTGGCAGACGAGCCTCTGGTGCTCTGGGACTTCTTCAACAACACGTTCATCATCGGCGACAGGCAAGCTGCCTAAAGGAGAACTCGAATGCCTAATGCTGTTCAGACGATGGAGGCTGCCAACTTGTTCTGCGGCAAGACTGCCGCCGACGAGGGCAACTCCAACCACATCGTACTCTCGGAGCTTCAGCTTCCCTCGATGGAACGCCAGTACTCCGACCATCGCGCCACCGGCGCTCCGGTCGCCATCGAGATCGACACCGTCACGGCTCGCCCTGAGGCAACGTTCATGATCCTCGGCTGGACGCCGCAGATCATGAGCCTCTATCAGTC